AAGATAGCTTTATCTAAAGCTGCTACTCCATAAGCACCAATACGTCCCCTAAGAGCATAGTCGGCTATTATTTTCTTAAGAGCCCTGCTAAGTGCTATGCCACCATAAGTGGCCAAAGCAGTTGTGATTGCACTTATAACTGGATGGTCTTTAATATCAGCTTGTTTATGTAAGCTTTTTTTTGCGGAGAGATTGCCCCTCTCCTTGGCTAAAGGGTCGGCACCTAAAGTTACCTTTACCGCATTTAGTATATCTTGAGAAGATGCATATTTACCTGTAGGCTTCTTATCAACCACAGTTTTCATCTTGTTATGTCTATCAACGATATCTTCAACTACCGCTTCTTCAGAGTCTAGGCCTTCTAATTTATGGCTTCCTTGAGGATGAGCTGCGTTAACCAAGTCTTCACCCTTCTCTTTAGAAGTTTCATAAAGAGTTTGAGCGTACTTGTAGTTGAGAAAATTAGTTTCAATCTCAACAGCTTCTTTTTCTAATCCTTCGGACCTCAATCCAGAACAGAGTTTGATAATGTTCTGCATTAGATCGGGAGTAGGTGTAATATCAGCTTTTTTGGTGACAGAAGCTTGCTTTTGAAGTGGTTCAGGCTTAACCAAACCCTTCTCATATGCGACCTTTTCTAAAGAGCGCATAACCTCTGAATCCCAATGTTTCGTTTGTTTAAATGACATTTGTTTGCCTTCAATAATTGGATTGCCTGCTATTATGCAACAATATAGAAAGCTTCTGTAAAATAAAACAGGAACCCTTAATTCAATGATCCCTTGCGCTTAAGTCTCTGAGCATGCTTGCCACAATATCGAATATTATCAATAAAGAGATAATACACGCCCGCTCCATTAATTTCACAACCGGGAGCATTGCATTTGAACTCCGTAGATCGATTAAGTGAAACTTGTCGTTTCTCCCAACCAGTCTTAGCGCTTACAGCTTTGTTTTGCTTAGTTTCTTTCGTATCTTTAGTGCCAATATGGGCCTCTGACATCTTCTTTCTTAGTTCTTTAGTATATTCAATAGGATTTTCTAAACGATCTTTGCGGTGCAACTCTCTCTCTTCTTCGGAAACTACCCTACCTTGAGCCGGATGACCAAGCGTTGCAATTTGATTAAGAGTAGCCTCTCGTAATTTTTGCTTAGTTTCTTCCGAATGGCCCCCATGATTTCCACCAACAGTTAAGTTATATCCATTTTCTTTATTGCGACTATCATATTGAACTATTAAAACGCTTTCTATTTCATTTGCATCTTCTTGATTCAGACAAGTTGCAATAATTTCAAAAGTAAAATTTTCAACGCCATACTTATTCATAGCTCGATGAATGTATTGCCCAGTTTTCTCTGGATTTTTAGCATATGATTTATGCTGCATCCATCTTTTTTTATTATCTACCGTTTGGCCGATATAAACTTTATTATTTAGCGCATCTGTAATTCTGTACAAATAGTGCATATGAGCACCTCCACACAGATCATATATCATTCAAGATCAAAATTTTTCAGTGAGATTTGGTCAAAACATCATTTTCCCAAATGATATCAACAGGTTAGGTCACAGCCAAAGAACTTCAATCATATTGTTTAATGAGGTTGGTGGAGCGGTAACCATACCAACAGCAGGATGAATCTTGCTTGGTCTTCGAGTTGTTAAGAGACCTACTTCGCTAACATATAAGTTGGCGCGGACAGGATATTGCTGATTTGTCTCATACTGATCCGTTTGAAAAAACATTCTTTCAAACCAGACTGTAACTCGACCAGAACCAGCTGTACTATCATCGCCTGGGATATTGGCTACCATATAGGTATAATTAACAATGGCCTTAATAGCATTAGGTGTTCCCGTTCCCATAGCATCATAATTTAATGGAGTTCCTGCAATAAAGGTAATAATTCCGTTAATAGGGTTTAAAGTAACGCTAACACTAGAAGTAAAGCTGGCCGAAACAATATTGGGCCTTCTTAATTCCGCTTTGATATCTACGGGGGTGACGATGGTTCCACCTGGACCCGGAACACCAACCGCAGGAACTAAGACTGTCTCATTCCAAGAGATATTAGTAAAAGCCTTAGTCTTAATATCATCAATAATTCCAATAGGAGCAGTTCCATTAGAAACCGTGGCCACCACCTGATTACCACTGATAGTAAGTTCTGCCACCATTCCTGGTTGGAATTCGGCACTTTGATCACAAATAAAAGAAACGGGTAAAGTATTGCCGACTTGAACTAGTCTTAACATAATTCACCGCAATCGTTAGTTATAAAATAATTTCTCATAAGACATCCTTAACAAACTATACCGGTTCCACACTAGGTATATATCAGTTTAGGCCTTATTCGTCTTCAAAATCTTCAAAAGGAATTTTTTTGTCGATAACTTCCAACATATCATCGCCAATGTCTGCTTCTAAGAGATCATCATCTGACATATTAAATTGCGTTCCATGATCTTCAAGGTTTTTAACTTGCCTTTTATCAGTCAATCCACTAGTATGGTAATTACTCACTTTTTTTTTAGCAGAACTTAATAGTTCAATTGTCTCATTAGGATTAATGATCTGTTGAGCTTCCTCTTCAGACATAATCTTATTGGCTCCAATGACTCCGCTCATCTCATAATCAGACATGCCCATGCCTCTGAGAACCAAATTTACTTTGGCTGTAGCATAGAGGCTGCCCTTAGAAAATTCTCTTAAATCACGCTGTGTCAAACCAGCAGCCATCAATTGGTGCAAAGGCAAGGAAGGAGGCGGTGCAGGAGGAGCATAATGTTCTTCTGCAATCTTCTCCAGTAAATTTAATACTTTGTCGGCGCTTTTTTGCATACCGGTGGCTTCCAAAATTTCCAAAGCGGCATGTAGGCACTCAGCGGCTTTGACCAGGCTTGGTTGCTTGGCCGCAGCTTGCTTTTGCATTTCTTGTTGCATTCCAGAGATGAGTTCATCTTCAAAATTAGATTTTCTCATTTATTTCCTCTTCTTCCAATGTCGTTAAGCTCTTTAAAACAGCAGTAACTTCATCGGCTTCAGAGTACATATGCGCACTCTCAAAAATAGACGCAGCTGTATTCAACAGATCAATAGCTTTGTCCAATTTACTAAATCCATGTTTTTCTTCTGTTTGGCTCTTAACCAGAGAAGACTCCATAGATCGATAAATTTCATCTGCAAAACTAGCCTGCTTGAACATTAGGCCACCTTACTTCTTCTTAGCTGGAGCCGACTTGGAGGAAGAGCTAGAGCTAGAGCTGGAGGAGCTTGAAGATGGTTTCTTCTTAAAAGGGAACTTCTTGTCTTTGGCAGATTGAGAGTCGCTCTTAGAGGCTGGTTTCTTAGAATCGGACTTTTTCTTATCGTCTTTCTTCTTTTTGTCGTCCTTCTTCTTTTTCTTATCAACCTTCTTGGCTTCGACAACTAGAGAGGCAATCTTAAGAGTCATGACGGAACCACGATCTAACCCAACTGAATCAAGGGCAGCAGAGGCAGTCAATAAACTATCAATGGCAACATCGAATGCAGCAGAGACTTCCATATCATCGGCTGAGCTGGAATCGGAAGAAGAATCATCTTCCTTCTTCTTTTTACGAGCATCGTTTTCGTCATCATCGGCCATGCAAGAATCATCATCTGAATCCTTGGCATCATTCTCGTCATCAGCTGCATCATCAGCAGAGCTGGAATCAGAGGAAGACTCTTCCTTCTTCTTCTTACGAGCATCATTCTCATCATCGGCAAATAACGCATCACTTGCCATGGAAGAATCACACTTGCAGCATTCTTCTCCACACTTTTTGCATGGAGCGGATGCCATTTTATATTGGTTAGCAAATAAAGCCTTGTGTTCTTTGCTATTTAGTACTTCGTCCATTTTTGCTGCGACGAAATCTGATATTGTTTGGTTTTTCATGTGCGTGACCTTTTATTTGTTTGTAAGAAGACTGTTTACTTTTTTGAAAGAGGTTGAGGGTTTAAAATAAGCCCTTTTTAGTACCAAATTGCTTGGAAAGTTGAGCATATGCATCTTCCTCAACTAGTGCGTTGACTGAGTTTCCATCTCCGTCTCCTCGTAGTCCAACTTGTGGAATACGTCCGGCTTCCTTACGAAGGGATGGTTCATGACGAGCAACTACTCTCTTAAGAGAATCGAAACCTTCCTCATTGAACTTCATAATAGAATCTACTTGATTAGAGATAGCGGCTCTGTCAGAAGGGCAAAGTCCACGGTCAACCATTTCATAAGCTAACTCATAAGCACGAGCCATCTTAACTCGGAAAGTATTCAAATCACTTTCCATGGAAGCTTTGACGTGTTCCTTGACAAGTTCGCTGGCAAATTCACTTCCACCATCAACCTCACCGAAATACTTCTTCCAGTAGGAGACGGCATCCTTATCAAGACCTTGAGCAACTAACTCATCAACGTCTCTTGGATCCAATTTACCTTCTGCAACCATTTTTTGGATGGCTTCAGCTTCTTTGCGAACCTTTGGTTGCATTCTAGCAACTTCCAACATTCTCTTGTTGACTTCTGGTAGAGTCTCAACCAAACCAAGACTATCAGATGGCTTAGTATCTAATTGAGTCTGGCCATCAGTGTGCTTATCAGCAGCCTCTAACATATCAGACCACTTTAGCTTCTCGGCGCTCTCAATTTCTCCGTCTTCTTCTTTGCCAGTTGCATCAGCTGCTAACTTAGCTCTAAGATAGGCACGGCCTTCACGAGAGCTGTAAGAAGCTGGCTTGAGCATTTGCTTAAGCTTGTCCTCATCAACTGGAACGGTAGCAGCAAACTGATCGTCTGCAAGGCTTAGTTCGCCAAGAAGATCTGATAATTCCTTATCGTCGTGACCTGGCTCATGAAGCCCTTCAAGTCCCTCTTCTTCTGGAAGGTGAACTTCTTCTCCTAAGAAATCTCCATCAGGATCAAGATTGTTAATATCATCCAATTCTGCATTGGTTTCATTGATTAGGAACATTAAATCGTTATCTTCAGCTCTCTTTGACCTCATTGTAGAATCTCCTTCGTCTGCTAGTGCTTGAAGTTCAGCTTCAATTTCAGCACGCTTGACAATTGCCTTAGTTCCACGAGCATATTTGACGAAGGCACTCATTAGCTTAAATCCATCCGCGATTGCAGTCTTAGCTTCATTCAAAGCATCCTCTACAACAGTAGTGACGAACTCTTGATTGGCACCTTGATTGGCACCGCTGTCATAAATGTCAGCAATCATTGCTAATTCTGTTTGATGATCACCCAATTCTGCAAGTGACTCTTTCATAGCGTGAGTTAAAGCTCCATTTAATTCTTTTCTCAAAGTATTAAGAGTAGCAGTACTAAAGCTATCAGAAGCGGAAGACTTCTTGGAAGAACCATCATCAGCCATGGCTGGAGCGGAAGCACCGCCTGCTGGGCCACCGGCTGGAGAGCCGACACCACCCTGATCTTCCATTTCAGCTTTTTCGCCAGTTAATGCGCGAACAGCCTCTTGTATATCGGACATAAGTGCTACACCCTTATCAGCTAAATCTAAGGCGTGCTCTTTTGGATCACCGGACTTGCCAGTATCTTCTACTGGAGGGCCTTCTTCTGCTGGAGGAGCGCCCATATCCATTGGAGGAGCACCCATATCTGCTGGAGGAGCGCCGCCCATATCTGCTGGAGGAGGAGCGCCTGGAACTGGTTGCGCTCTCTTAATTAACTTGTTTACAGCGTCAGCGCCATTAACCTTGACTTTTTCAATCAATTTGGCACCGAAGTCCTTAGTAGCAATGCTATCATAAAGAACGTCAGTAACGTGACCACCGGAGATGTCTGCTACGGAAGCAGTCAATAAGAGTCTGTCACCAAGGAAAACTTCCCAGGCACTCTGTCCCTTATTTTGGCTACCATCTCTATTGGCAGCTTTAACGAATCTAGCTCTTAAGGAGGCACGAGCAAGCATTTCCTTACGCTTTAATTCATCAGAAGGCTCTGCGGAACTTGGAGAAGGATGAAGTCCATCGACTGGACCAACACCTGGGAATGGCTTTTGGCCAACCATCTGCTTGTCTTCATATTCACGTAGCTCTTCGTTAAGCTTGTCCTTTGGATACTTAGCTTTACCTGGGGTTGGCTCATTAACACCACCACCACCGAGCCAGTAACCTTCTTTTTGCAAAGACTCTTGCTTGTTCTTTAGCGCATCTTTGGCTAATTGAACGATAGCATTTCGTCTCATTTGTCTGTCAGCTACTTCAGCACGAGCGAGCATCTTCTTACGCTCTAACTCATCAGAAGGATCTACAGAGCCTGGAGAAGGATGCATTCCATCTACGGGGCCGACTTCTGGGAAAGGAGATTGTCCAACCATTTGTTTATCTTCGCGTTCACGAAGTTGCTCATTCAATGGGTCTTTAGGATATTTGACTTGACCGGGGGTTGGTTCATTGACGCCGCCTGCGCCCTGAAAATAAGCACTTTTATTTAATTTTTCTGATCCAGACATATTTTCCTCTTGTTTTGTAGAAGTAATTTGTGATAACTTATCCAAGCTCTTTTTCATTTGACTTAATGTAGCTTCAATAGCGGCTGTTACTTGATGAAGCTCAGCTATAGATTCTGCCTCTACATTGGCAGACGCAAACCTAGCAGTTTGCAGTGGGTTTAGGTTCAATCCTAAATCGGTCGGGGCGCCTTCTTGCATGCCAATAGAACCCGATGATTGATTAGATGCTAAAGAATTAGTATCTTTTTCTGAAATTTTCGTATTTTTAAATTCTTGTAGCTTAGAGAAGGCATCTTGAATATCACTTTGGAACTTATCTAAATCACTTGCATTGATATTAAATTGTGCTCCACCAACACCTTCAGCACCTCGTGGGTCATTAACTGACAATGTAGCTGTATAGTTTAAGTCTGCTAATTTAGCTAATTCTGCGGCCCTATTCTCTAAATAGGCACTCATAGTAGTAGCAGCGGCAATAATATTCTTGATATTAGCTCTAGGATCTGCCCCATTAACTACAATTGATAATTCAATAGGATTAAGGTCTATGTTGATTTCACCATAGCAGCTTTTGTTCTGCATATGTTTGCAGAAATCAGCTTCAGTTCTAGCAACTCTTCCGCAATCGTAGCAAATGGCACGACCTACGGCGGTTCCCATGGAAACGCAATTAGAAACACCAGTAGAAACTTTTCGAGCTAACTCTGGGTAGCTGGCTTTATCTAAAGCGCAGAGGGCAATGACTCTCTTGAGAGCGCGATCGTAATAGGTATCAACAATAAAGCCTCTTACATGATCAACCGAACTTGATTTATGATCTATGCAGAGAGGCTTATGTTTCCACTTTTTATAGGCTTTAGTTAGCTCTTCTTCGGGGAAGATATCGCCATTAGAATTTTTATATGGCCTAATATTAGGGTCGTTGCTAGTCCATTTCCAAGTGCTATTGCTTTTATCCCAACCAACCTTGACTGCCTCTCCCTTTAACGTTAATTTAGGAGTACCATCGTCATTTAATGATGCAGCTTCGGCCGCATGCATCATAACGGCGGAAAAATAGAGAAAGTCCTCGGCCTTAGGGGCAATCTTCTTGAGATCGCTGGCAAATTTGCTAAATTCTTCCAAGCACTCAGCAGAAACTTCAGGAATACAGGATT